GGGCAAAGTATTCAGATTAAATATGCTACTGGCTCTGGTATTGTTATTCCTAGTGGTCAAACAGTTTCAGTTTATGGCGACGGAACAAACTTCTACGCTTCACAAACAAATGTTACAAACGCAACAAACGCAACAAACTCAACTACTAAAGCAGTAGGTGATAATACAACTGCAATCGCAACCACAGCATTTGTGCAAACTGCTATTCAAACTTTATACCCTGTTGGTTCTATTTATACATCAACAGTTAGTACAAACCCTAATACTTTATTCGGCTTTGGTACATGGACAGCATTTGGCGCAGGTTGTGTGATGATAGGTCAAGATGGAAGTTCCTTTATGGCAGGAGCAACAGGTGGTTCTGCTGATGCGGTAGTTGTATCACATACCCATACTGCGACATCTACAGTAACTGATCCTGGGCATTCCCATGCAGGTTTACATACTCCAGTAAGCGCGAATAATCCTGGTCCATATGTCGGTTGGTATGGGTGTAGTTCAGTAGTAGATGTAAATACTTCATCAGCAGTTACAGGCATTACAGTAGCAACAACAAATACATCAACAGGTGTTAGTGCAACAAACGCAAACTTACAACCCTACATAGTTGTTTATATGTGGAATAGAACAGCATAAGGATAAAATATGTCTTGGTTAGAACAAGTAGCACCTACAATAGCAACAGCACTTGGTGGACCCCTTGCAGGGTTAGCCGTATCCGCCATATCTAAAGTATTGGGTGTTGACGAAAAAGATGTGCAGAATACTATTGATAGCGGCAAGATGACTTCGGATCAAATAGCGCAGATTAAGATTGCCGAGATTGAGTTTCAAAAACAAACACAAGAACTAGGATTAAACTTTGAAAAGTTAGCTACAGATGACCGTAAATCTGCTCGTGATATGCAGTCTCAAGTTAAGTCTGCTTTAGTTCCTACTTTAGCGATTATTATTGTCTCCTCTTTTATCGCTGTTGTAGTCGGAACTTTGATGGGCTATTCTAAGATTGAAACTGCAATGGCTGGCACACTAGTTGGGTATTTATCTGCTAAGGCAGAGCAAGTAGTAGCTTTCTATTTTGGGTCTAGCAATGGCTCTCAGGCTAAAGACGCTATGCTTTGGAAATCAACCCCAACAAATGATAAATAATGATAAACAACTTTGAACAAGCTTTAGCATCCGTGCTTAAATCTGAAGCTGGGTTTCAATCTGACCCGCATGATGCTGGGAATAAACTACCAGATGGTAGGGCAGGCTGCACAAATCTCGGCGTGACACAGGCGGCATGGGAAACTTATGTTGGGCATCCTGTTACTTGGAATGATATGAGAGCGTTAACTCCAGAAAAGATTTCACCGCTATATAAAAGAAAATATTGGGACGCTGTGCGTGGCGATGATTTGCCTGCTGGTGTTGATTATATGATGTTTGACTTTGCTATTAATGCTGGTCCGGGTAGGGCAATAAAATTACTACAAGAATGTATAGGTGAGAAAATTGATGGTGTATTAGGCCCTATAAGCATGTCCACTTTAAAGTCGATGCCTATTAAACAATTAATTGAGCGTTTTACAGATACTAAAGAAAAGTACTATAAAAGTTTAGCTAATCCAACATATGAACATGGTTGGATTAATAGGGCTGAACTAGTAGAGATTAACGCACTTAAAATGGTGGCTTAAATGTTACAAAAACTTGTCATGCGCCCCGGAGTAAATAGAGAAGGCACAACTCTTGCTAACGAAGGTGGATGGTATGCGGGCGATAAAATTAGGTTTCGTTCTGGACAAGTAGAAAAAATTGGTGGATGGACATTAGATGGCGGTCAAGTAAGCACAGGTAATTCTTATGTTGGTGTAGCTCGCTCATTAAAAAACTGGATTGGGCTAAATGGGTATAACTACTTAGGCATTGGCACTAATCAAAAGATTTATATTCAGCAAGGTACTGGTGGTGTTATTTATGATATTACTCCCATTCGCGCGGTGTCATCTGCTGGTGCTGCTACTTTTGCTGCGACCAATGGCTCTTCTGTTCTTATTGTTACTCAAAGTGGACATAATGCGCAGTCTGGTGACTTTGTGTCCTTTACGGGGGCCGTTACGCTAGGTGGTAATGTAACTGGGGCGATTTTAAATCAAGCTCAAGGGTATCAAGTTACCTACATTTCTTCATCCCAATATTCAATAACAGTTTCAGTTATAGCCAATTCAAGCGATACTGGAAATGGTGGCGGTTCTACAATTGCAACATATCAAATTACATCGGGTAGCGCGACATATACACAAAATGCTGGGTGGGGTGCTGGCGGATGGGGTGGAGTTAACATCGGATACTCTAGTACAGGATGGGGAAGTTCCGCTCCTGCTGGGTTAGGTATTGGGTCTCAATTACGTTTATGGAGTCAAGCAAACTACGGACAGAATTTAGTATTTAATCCTCGTGGTGGACCTATCTATTACTGGGTTGTAGATACAAACCCCAACATCTATAACGTGGGGCAAGTTTTATCCCCAACTAACACAAACACTCAAAATACTATTGCGTATTGGAGAACAGATGCTGGTACGGCTGCATGCCCTACTATTTGTAATTTTGTTATGGTGTCCGATGCTAGTCGTTTTGTTATTGCATTTGGTACAGATACACTAGGCAACGGTATTCAAGATCCAATGTTAATTAGTTGGTCTGACCAAAATAATCTTACTGTATGGTATCCGCAAATTACAAATCAAGCTGGTAATTATAGATTAAGTCGTGGTTCACAGATTATTACTGCGGTGCAAACCCGTCAAGAAATCGTAGTATTTACTGATGTTGCAATATATTCTATGCAATACCTAGGTGCGCCGTATGTATGGGGCTTTAATATTCTTGGCGACAATATTTCTATTATGGGTCCTAACGTTGCAGTAGCGGTTAACAACGTTACTTACTGGATGGGTAAAGATAAGTTCTTCATGTATTCTGGACAAGTGCAAACCCTACCATGTACCGTTAGAGAATATGTATATCAAGACATAAATCAATCTCAGTCTTATCAGTTCTTTGCTGGGGTAAATGAGGGTTTTAATGAGGTGTGGTGGTATTACTGTTCTGCTAATTCACTTGTTATTGATAAGTATGTAATTTATAACCATTTAGAGCAAACTTGGTATTATGGTAATTTAACTAGAACTGCTTGGTCTGACACACCACTTAGAGGATATCCAACGGCAGTAGGATACGCTCCAGTAACAACGCTTACACAAGCAGTTGGGTTGACAGATACGACAATATATATTGCAAACAAAGGTAATTTCCCTTCATCTGGGGTAGCAGAAATTGAAGCAGAACGGATCATTTATACAAGCTCAACCCAAACATCTTTACTGGGATGCTCAAGAGGTGCTTATGGTACAGTAGCATCGGTGCATAATTCTGGTGTAACCGTGGCTGATATTGGCGTAGTTCAATCAGGTATTATTTATCACGAGAGCGCTGTTGATAATGGCACAGCAAACCCACCAGTAGCACTTGATTCTTATATTCAGTCATCCGACTTTGACATTGGGGACGGGCATAACTTTGGTTTTGTATGGCGCATGATACCGGATATTAGTTTCAATGGCTCTACAGTTAACAATCCAAAAGTCACATTTACAGTGTTGCCAAGACAAAACCCTGGCTCTTCATATGGTAGCTCAGATTTGCCGGTAGTAACTAGCAGACAGAATTATGTAGGTCAAAGTACCTATGAAGTGCAACAGTTTACGCAATATGCGTATTGTAGAATTCGTGGTCGTCAAATGTCATTAGTAGTGTCCTCATCGGATGTAGGTGTTCAATGGCAATTAGGTGTTCCAAGACTAGATATTAAACCAGACGGGAAAAGGTGATGGCGCTTATCCCAACAAAAAATCCTCGGCTACCTGCTGCTCCGCTTGAATACAATAAGTTGTTTATGGATGAGTTTGAGCGTATTCTAGGGTTATATTTTAACCAAGTAGATAATGCAGTGGGTGGTTTAATAAAGCCTGCTAGTGGAACCACGGCGAATAGACCGACATTACAGGTACAAGTAGGGCAACAATACTTTGACACTACCCTAGGTATTCCTATTTGGTATAACGGAACTGTATGGAAAAACGCTAGTGGGACAACAGTTTAAGTGGTAAAATCAAGATAATTGTAAGGAGATATTATGGCTGGTGGCTCAGGAAATCAACTTTTAGATACAGGCTTAATGATTGCTGCTGGTGTAGCTGCGCCTGAATTAGCGCCAGTAATATTTGGTGAGGGAATGATGGCTACTGCTGGTGGAGCCGCCCTTGCTACTGGTTTAACTGGAGCTGGATTAAGCGGTGCTACAGCAGCAGCTACTGGTCAAGATGTTGGTAAAGCTGCGTTGATGGGTGGTATTGGTGGTGGACTTGGTGGATATTTTGGTGGAGCAGATGCTGCGGCTAATGCAGCTGGAACAGGAAGCTCCGTAGGAACGGCTGGTGCGCCAATAGAGTTTAGCCAAGCAGAAAATGCAGCAGGATTATCGCAGGGAATTCCACAGGCAGTGCCGCAAGTAAGCGCGTCTAATTTAGTTGATCAAGTTGGAATGACCCCTCAAGATGCTTTACAAGCTAATTCTGGCATAGCAGGACAAACAGGCGACCAAGCAGTTTCAAATTTAGGACAAAATAGTGCTTACAGTCAAACGGCTCCTACAGGAAGTAACCCTTCAGCTGCGTGGAATCAAGCAGGTAGTGGAAAAGGTATGTGGAGTAGTTTATCCCCATTAGAAAAATCTCAAGTAATCGGCGCTGGTACACTCGGTGCAAATGCCTTACTA